TTTCCGTCAATAACTTCTAATTGTCCTGGCTCTAATTGTTCATCTTGAACAATATACGCCTTTGCTATATTACCAAACTTCTGTGGTAAATTATAACATCTTGTAATGTAGTCTTGTCTTGTTACTGCCCTATTTTGTGCATTAAAATAAGCTCCTGCATTTTGTTTTATTTCTATAATATTTTCCCCACTTGAACCACCAGAAGAAGGTAAGTCATTAAATACTCTTAAACTTTGTTCTGATGTTGTAGCATTAGCTTGATTTAAATTAGTTTTGTCTAATGTGTAAGTTAATCTATTGAATCTTGTGATGTCATCTGAAGGGACATTGTGCTCAATCGCACCACCATAAGTGTATTCAACAGTAAGTGTAGTATTGTTTGGTGCCAATCCAAATGTTTGTGTTTTTAAAAAATTACTTGGGTCAAATGACTCATCTAATCTTGATACACCAAAACCCAATGCTGAACCAACATTATCTGGATTCGGAATTAAATCTTCATCTGCATTATCACTAACACCTGCTCCAAATCGTAATTCCATTTTGTCATTTTCCGTAACATAAGTTGTAAATCTTCTGGCTGTCTTGATTAACTTTAATAAGTAAGGTGTATCGTTTTGGTATGTTGATAAACTTGGGTCATTTAAAGAAGTATTTTCAACACTATCAAACACTGTGTCTTGTGCTAAAAATGGAACTTCATAATATTTGTTGTTATTACTATCAGTTACTGAAATAACTTCGGTTGGTTTTGCATTTTTTAAAACTATTTTATCAAACTTTTTGGCACTTGTAAATGTAAATGTTTCAACTGCTCTTTTACCTGATTTAGCTAATACTCTTTTTCGTAATCTAAAATTAGTAGGTGGACCGGCAGCAGCTGGTTGTAAAGTTTCTACTTCCATTGGGTCTAATGAACTCGACACTTTAAAGTTTACTGCGTCTAATAAATTAAATTCTACTCCGTTTCCTGCTAATACACTACTATTTGCTTCTAAGACACCTGCAAAAGTCAAATCTGGTTTTGAAACTGCGGAAGCTCCTGTGCCAGTTGTAGTTGCAGGAACATCAACTTCAACGGTTAGTTCTACGGTTGAAGGTGTTGCTAAATTTGGTTTATATCCATAGGATTGTGCGATTGCCAATATGTTCTTTTTTTCTTCTGCGTGTTGTAACATTGTTTCTCTGAATTGATTGTCCACATAGTAGTTCAACACATCTCCAACATACGCTGCCATTTCAATAAACATCATACCTGGTGATGCTTCATTAAAATCATTATATGAATTAGGAAAGTAAGTTTTAGCAAACTCAATAAGATTCTGTCTTATATCAGAAAAATCTCTACCAAGGTAACTAACTTCTTTACTAACTATTTTTTTACTTGTTCCGTAATCTATTTCTTTTGCCATTTATGCTCTCCGATTCCTAATACTGGGCGCCCATATTAAATTGTAATAGTAATGAATCAAATGTTTCAGGGTCTAATGTTACTGAAAATTCTAATTGAATATTCAATTGATTTGAGTCATCAACTGAACTACCTACAAATATATTATTTATCAAAATGTAAGATAATTGTTTACTGACTGCTTCTCTAATAATCTCATCAACTTTATCTGATATCTCAACTATATTTTGGTCAAACAAAACATCAATAAGATTACAACCAAATTCTGGTTGTCCAACCCTCTCACCAGGTGTGGTGAGTAGTAGATTTCTTAGATTGGATTTTGCTTGTTCTAATACGGTTTTTGTTTGATTAAATAATCTTCCGTCAACGTTGAATCCAAGTGGAAATCCAATTCCAACATATCTATCATCATCACTATCTATTGCTTTTACAGCGTTTGTGTATGCGTCTCTATTCATTTATTATGGTCTAAAGGTTTCTTTCTTTTTGTTTATTGCTTTCATCAATCCAGAATAATCACGAGTTAGTGCGTTTTGAACACCTTCTGGAACTGCGTCTACTGAAACACCTTGTTTCTTGATTGTATCAACTGCTGCCATTTCTCGTGCCACTTCTTTATCTTGACCTCTACCTAAGTCTCCGTATCCTAATACTTCTGCCATATTGTCAGAACCTAAAACACCACCACCCAAACTTGGATATTCATCAGTTTCTGATGTTCCTAATGGTTTGGTGTTATTCAATACCTCGTTTAACGCTGTGTTTTTTGAATATTGTTTTTTAGTTTTCTTGACAACCTTTTTAGGTATAGGTTTAGAAATCGTTTCTGCTAACTTGATTTCTTTTTCTTCATTAATAAATATCTCACTTAGTTGTTTTTTAACTTCTTTACGGACAACTAATTCAATTATATTTTTTAACTTATTTTTGTTCATTGTTACTCCTGCTTTGTTAATTTTAAAATTTTTCCAAATGATTTCATAATTTTTAAATCATCTTTACCTGTGCCAGCTTCTGCTATGTAATCTTCAATAGCAGAGAATACTCCGTTTTCTTGTGCTCTTTTTAGGTCGTCACTACCAACATCTTTATCTTGTGCGATAGACAACGTGTTACTAAATCCTGGTATTTTATTTCGTTCATCTTCTGATATATTTTCTAATACATTTAATAAAGATTTTCTATCACCTGCACTTATAGCGTCATCAATTTGTTGTGCTTGTTCTGCTATTTGTCCACTATCTTCAACAAACTTTTCTAATTTTTCTATATTACCTTCAATGTCTTCTGCAAAAGTTTCTATATCTCCAACTATACTTTTAAATCCACCAGGTATTGGTAGAGCTGCAGCAATCTCGGAAGGTGTTTTTGTAGTCAATACATCTTTTTCTAAAAATTCTAAATTTGTTGTTGCTTCAACAAAGTTTTTTGCACCTTTTAATCCCTCTACAATATCTTTAACACCTGATGCTAAAGTAAGTGGATTTGATAACTTTGGAACACCAAACGTTAAACCTTGAAATACTTTTTGTATTCCCATTGTTTGTTTTAAAAATCCTGCTATATTTAAATCTGGAAATGGAATAGCATTTTCTTTTGTCTTGTTGATAATCTGTCCACCATTTTTACTAATGTCATTTGTTATTGTGTCAGCTTTAATATTAACACCACCATTAGTATTTTCAATATCTACTTTACTACCTTTGATTAATACATTTCCTTCTGCAAAAATACCAATGTCATCTGATTTTGCATTTATTATAATTCTATCAGAGTCAAAGTTTATTTGTGGCCCATTGTAATCTAAATTAATAAGTTCAGAAAATTTAAGTGTTGGTTCTGAATAATCAACCTTTTGATTTTGCGTCATCATAACTTGGCCCTCACCATTCTGTATATTTGTTATTGGTGAATTAAGTGTTGGTTGATTACTACTCAATGTTATTGAGTTATCGAATCTACCTTGTATAATTGTATCACCCTCGTTTACGTCTGTTCTTATATTTTGCTCATCAATAAAAATTGAATTTCTTATATTATCAGGACTACTCGTACTACTAAGATTAGGTTGTTGTGAATTAATTCTTCTCGGTAAAGGATTTAAGTCTGAAAAATAATATCTTTTACCTACTGGGTTATTGTCAGGACCTATTGTTGCAAATACCTCTAATCCAAGAACTATTTCGTCAACTATTGGATATTGTATTACATTTTGATTTAGTGGTAAAAATGTTTTAAGTTCTGATGTGGGTTTGTCGTGTTCCGAAACACAATATCTACCCTCAATACTCCCATCAGGATTAAAGCTTTTGACTTCAACTGGTTCTATTTCATATTGAAATGTTTCACCTAAAATTTGATTTATTAAAAGTTTAACATCGTCGGTGGTCATCACTTTACTACTTATAGGACTTGATTCTCCACCACTATCCTTCTTTTGTTGAAAGGCCATTAATTTTCCTTTTTAATACTTGACTCGATTTCGTCTTTCTTTATTTGTAACTCTTGAACATCTGTTTCTATTGCACTCATCAGTTGTTCTTTTTCTGCTTCTGATAAACCGAACTCATCTCCTGAATCCGATACTCTTCCTTCTGCTGCTGTAATTCTTTGGACGATTGTTGCCAACTTAACAAGTTGTTCGTCGTTCTTAACATTGATTTCCAAATACTCTTTTAGCATAGGAACTATTTGGACGGCTGTATCTCCGTCCTTGATAAATCCCACAACCTCTTTCATCAATACTTCTAATTGTTGTTTGTTGGTTTTGGAATTGTCATAGATGTCTTTGAAGACATCAGAAAGGGTTTTTCCCTCGAATATTTCATAGTCTTTTGCCATAGTTTTTACCTAATAATAAATAGGTAAATGTTAAAAAATAGAGATATATATTTATATACTCGTTGATTTTTTTGATTTTACCTTATAATTATTATACGAGTCGGCAAAAACCGACTTTTATTCATTAAAAGGGGGGAAACTAAAATGAAAGACACAATCAAAATGATTATGGAAGGTGTATCTGGTATTAAAGATATGCTACTTCACATAATCGGCTTAGGTGTTCTCGTGCAATTGGTATTTGTAGGGGGATTCTTAGGTATTGATGTTGTTGGTAATTTGATTAATTTAGTAAATACTTTCGCTAACGCGGGATTTGCTGGATTTATATCACTAATCGTGATACTCGGATTACTTAACAAATAAAGGTGGAATTACAAGGGCAGTAGAAATACTGCCCTTTGTTACATCTGTTATAAATTATCCCAACTACCTGTAAACTTGGTTTCGATTGAACCAGTAGTCAAATAATTCTTTTGTAAATTGAAGTGATGTTTCTTCATCACATTGACAACACGAGTTATGTGTTGTGTATTTGAATTAGTCATTTCTCTAATCATAATGTATAGAGCTTTTTTGTTGAAGTTATCAATGTTCTCTCTGTGTTCCATAAGATACAATACGGCATTAGCAACATCCATATCTTGTTTTCTTTTGAAAACCGTAGTCAGATTATTATCCCAATACTCTACGAATAAATCAACATACTCTTTTTTAGCAGTTATCAAATCTGTTCGTGTTGCTTCTGATATTGGGTCTCGTTTGTAATCAGTAACTTCCTCTCCGTCAGTTTGCTTCATCTTTTTGTAATTATTGTTGTTGTGTAGAATCAAATAGTTCTTAGCAACAATACTAAAGTATGAGAATGCCTTACCTTTACCCTCGGTAAACTTATGCATATTCATATATAGAAAACTAACTACCTCGTGCATAACATCAACACTCGGAACATCAAAGTAATAAAATTTAAATGTATGAATTATATTTTCTGCCAGTTTCTCAAAGGGTTGTCTAATATGTTCATTGTAAATTCGTTCTCTCATATGTGGACGAGTTTCTTTATTGTGTCTAATGATTGCGTCTTCTGTTCCTTGGTGGAAGTAATATCTTGGTGAACCCTTTTTTGCTTTTCTTGGCATTATAAATCCTTTTCTGTTATTTCGTTTAATTCATCTACGGTTTCTTTAATTGCTGTAAACACTACACCGACTTCGTCGTCTGCTTCAAAGTTACCTTTATCATCAATCTGTTTTAATGTTTCTTGTGTGTCAATTACACGTTGTGCATAATCTTCTACCCAAGTTTCCAATCGTTCAGTTTTTTTCGTTAAGTTAAATATAACATAACTTTCAACCAAAGTCAATAGAATAAACAATATTAAAAAATAAATCATTTCTTCGCCTCCCCAAATAGTTCGTTAAATATATCCTTAGCGTCTGTTGATTTAGTAAACTTTTCTTTTACTTCATTGTCAACTGCTGCTTTAATATTTGTTACTGACTTTTGAACCTTAGCAGATTCTTTCTTGTCTTCTCTGTGCCACTCATCATATTCGGTGTGAGTAGCCATCATATCTGCTTGGTGTATAATGTAAGCAATGTTACTTTTTAATCTCCAAGCCGGATTATATCCTTTTAGATATTTTTCATTAGCGTCTTCATATAGTCCGTCAGCTAACTTCAACCCAAGGTATTCAAACTCAGACATTTCTATTCCATAATGTTGTAGAATAAATAATGACCTATCCGTAACATTCATATATGACGACAAGTCATTATTATGTGTATAGATTTCACCCATATTCTTTACTCTCCAATCATTGTCTTGGATAACATAATAATCATTACCCTCTAAGTCTCCAATCTTTCCTAAGTCGTGATGAAGAGCTGCAAATACTAATTCCTCATCTGTAAAATTAATCATAGCTCCATTTGACACCCAAACATCTTTAATTTGTTTTGACATATTGATAACGTGTAATATGTGTTCTACATATCCACCCACCATAGCATTGTGAAATGCTTTTTTAGCACTTGCTGGTGCCACGACCATTCTGTCCTCAAAGTCGTCATACATCTTGTTGAGTTTTTCTAATCTATCTCCACTAAATGTATTGTTGATAATTGTTCGTAAGTCTTTGTAATTATCTGTTATTTGTTGTTCTGTTAATTGCTTCATTTTTCAATAACCTCGTATTTATTTTTTGTTAATCTTATATCTTTTTCATTTCTTAATCTATTTCTATATCCATCAAACTTTATTCTAACTCCCCAACTACCCATATGTTCCATTATTTGATTTTTAGTTACGGACTTTTTACTCCTAATAAATTCTACCATTTTATCATATACATTACTTTTATCAAACACTCTAAAACTATCAATCGCACTTTGAAACATATCATTAATTTTTAAAATTTGTTTATCCCATTTACTTTCTTCGAATCTCTGTAATGACTTTTTCGAATACTTATTTCTAAATTTTTTATTATCCAATGTTTTGTTCATCAGTTCAAGGAACTCATCTGAATCCTTATAGTATATTCCTGCTTCATCTGCTAACTCGTGATAACTTCCGTCATCTGAAAACATATAAGGAACTCCAACTGACATTCCGTCCGTAGCAGAAACTGCCCAACCCTCATACTTTTGTTTACAACAAACACCAACTTTACAAGAAGATAGTTTAGAGAAATAACCAAATCTATCATACTTATCTATTGTCATATAATCCTTTTCTTTTTTATCTGCCAATGGAACCCACACTTCAAAGTCTTGTCTTTGTTCCCAAAGTTTATCCATTTGTTCTAAGAACCAAGGATAGTTTTTATATGTGTGTGGTCTATGATTATATACGATTATATTCTTATCTGTGGTTTGTTGTTCATACTCTGGTGTTTCCCAACCAAGATAATGTGGTTCAAGAATTTTATCCAACTTCGTTACAACATCTTTATTAAAATACTCTTCTGCGTTTTTTAATATTAAATCTTTCTGTGCTTGAGTATTTACACCACACTTTTCTTGTTCTAACAAACCAATGATATTAAGTGCTAAACCAACTTGATATGCATAATTTGTTATTTCTTTGAACTCGGTCCAATGTGTATATCCAACTATCGCTGGTTTTACATTGGTTGTTACGTAAAATAAATTTTTCAGTTGACCAGTATGTTCTGGCAAATGGGAATACACGATATCATAATCCTCGTGTCTCCAATTTACCGCATCATATACTTCTTTAAATGGAAATGACATTCTCATAGAGTTTGGATAATTGAGTTGTGAAACAATTCGTTGTTCAGTATTATCAAATTGTAAGCCGTATATAAGTTTTGGTGATATTATTGTCCAATGAAAGTCATCTCTAATTTTATTAAGTTCTTTGATTATATTTTTAAGAACAATAACATAACTATCTTTTTCTAAATCTTTTTGGAAAGTTATGTTTGGATATACGAGTATTTTATACTTATATTCTTTGTCTTCTGATACAAATTTACTATTATACACTATTTTCCAAGTCCAAGATTTTCAAAGTTATGGTCAGCTATCCAAATCTTACCTTGTTGAGTTCTCCAGAAGTCCTCTGGATTTACCTTGGTATCTGGTCTTGTGAATGGCATCGGTATCACCGTCACCTTAATACCTAATGGTTCACAATAATGTATCAACTTACTTTTATATTTATCCCCCTCAATATTTTCATACTCGACTCTCGCATCTGGCGTTGGAGCGTGAACAAAAACCATCAAATGGTTTACTTCTTTTCCGGTCGGTTGTAAAAAACTCTTCTTGTCTGAGCTGTAAAGTCGTTTATGGATATCTTCTAAAGCTCTTAAACCTAAAGTTTCTGATGATGAATAACACACCAATGTCTTATCATCGTTGTCGTCTACAACTTTCTTTATAAGGTCAGTTAAGAGTCCTTTCCAACCTTCACCTGCCCAATGAATGTGAGTTTCGTGTAAGTGATATGTTTGTCTTTGAACATCTCGTCTTGCTTTGTTAATAATTCTACTTGTCTCAGTAGGATTGAATCCAAAAGCATCAAGCATTGTCACATTACCTTCGAAGTCAACATCAACATTAGAATTAATAGCCATAGTAACTAATAGTTTAACGGCGTCTTTTTCATTCATCTCATTCGTGCGAACTTCTGGTTTTGGATTTAGCATATTTGCCAACACACGATACTCTTCATCTGTCCAACCTGCTGTAAAACTATCTTGAACTTTAAGGACTGGTATTTCAGTTACTTTGTCTGCACGATAAACACCTGCTCTTGTGTGATGTCCATCTAAAACAAAATCACTTACAATCACAACTGGTGAGCATTTATCAACACTCATAGCTTTATTTACACACTCTTTAATGTAAGTAATTAAATCGGTGCTCATTTCTTGTCTTGCTTGTTTACTATCCATATTGTAAACTAACTCTTTGTCTTCAAGAAAAATATCAAATTGACAATTTTTAATCATACCGAATTTTACTAAATTACCATATTCGTTAGATGAATACTCTAAAATCATATCACGAAGTAATATAATTTTATCCATATCAACTGGTTTAAAGTTTGGTGAACCATTACTATCGTTATACCAATCATCATTACTTTGGGCATCAACACTTACCAGTTTTTCTGATTCATAATATGTCATTATATCATATGAACCATATCTCAATACTTCATATCTTAAGTTTGATGATGGGTCATTACACACTTTAATAAATTCTTTGTTTTTTGATGAGTGCCAATATGTCCCATCACCAGGAAATTCGGTTGCTTTGTATTTATGGACACCAATGTATTGTTTCGAATTATCTAAATTTGTTATTAAATACAAACACGAATCTGGTTTGCTATTATATGGAAGTATTTCCATTTCGGTAAAGTTTGCTTTAACCTTTTTTTGTTTCATCTGCTTTTCTTGATTTCGTTGTTTCATTCTTTTTACTTGTCTACTCATTTTTATCTACCTATATCCTTTAAATATTTTTCTTTTGCTTCTTCCCACGAGATGTTAATCATTCCGGAATAGAATAATTTCTCTGGTTTTATTTTATTTTGTTCTAATAATTTAGTATAACGATTTACTGCTTTACGCTTCCACCAACTATCAATGTATTCAATATCTCTATCAAACATATTTCTGATTTCCAATTGGTCCTCGTTGATTTCACTTCTTAGAAATTCTTTTCCGTTTTGATATATGTTTGCAAAGTAACAACCTCGTTTAAATCCGTGTTCATACTTTGCTCGTTTAATATCTAACTCTTTATATATCATTTGAATAATCTTTTGTTTAATACCCGTTACTGGTTGTCCGTTTGCTCTTACACCAACTTTACTATCATATTCTTCTCGTTTGTTATCTTTAATCCATTGGTGCCAAGTATCATAAAATGTATCATCTGGTTTCAAACTAATCTTACCTTTGGTTTCACCTAATGTTTTCCATTGTGGTATTCCATTATACATTGAGTGAATACCATATAAAGCAGTAGTGGATATACCAACTAATGTTTGTCCATATAGTTTCTTCCAAGTATCACGAACAACTTTTGATGTAACCATTTGTGCTACTAACTTACCACCCAACATATTGAAACCTAATGGTTGAACACAACATATCGTAGTTCCGATTGCAGTATGGTTTAGTTTTCCGTCTTGGAACTTGTTTTCTTTAGACCAACCAATCAACTCATCTCTAACACCTAATGAAGTTACATCACTACCTAAACAAATCATACCTAACACTTTACCAGATACTTTATCCTTAACATAAAACTTTACATTACGACCTGGATTAGCTGTGAACTCCATTGAGTGAATTAGTCTTCTTGTGATAATCCAATCTTCGTTTTCTTTTGCATTACCTTGCGTAACTGGTTCGACGATTGGTTCTATTGAATTGATTTCTTGAATTGTTAATTCTTTATTGTAAATGTCTGTTGGTTGCCAGATAGTCTTTTCTAATCTATCTATTGTGTCTGCCCTATCCATAAAGAATTGTGGGTCTTTATTGAACTCTTCCCACTTCTTCCATAAGACTGATTCTTGGACTGACATCTCTTTTAGAAAGTCCATATTGTCTATGAACTTTTGTTTCTCTGCTTGATAGTTAAACTCGGCTTCACCGAAAAAATTTTCAAAACTCATCTATAACCTTTTTATTTTAAATTTCATATAACCTTAATATACAACATTTTTGTTCCGTTGTCAAGAACTTTTTTAATTATCTGAAACAAATTTTATATCCTCATTTAAATTTGCTTTTTTAATCTTAGCATCTGTAAACTTATATGGTTTGGTTCCCGGTGATTCCAAGATATCAATACGATTTACAAATCGTCTATTCATAGTATCTTTAACTTGATAGACTCCGTCTTTACCACCTGTTCCACTCAATACAATAAAGTCACCATAATCTAACCAACCACCCCAACGTTTCAAAAGATTTCTACTCACCGCAACATACTTGTATTCTGATGCTTTATGTATTCTGATTTTAGTTCCGTCTGCTAATATATCTGGTGTTCCGTCCGTTTGATGTTTGACTGGATGATACATTGTAACCACGACATCAAGTCCGTCTAATCTATAACCATTTTCTAATTCATCAATTTTTAATTGCAACCTAACTCTATCATCTTCCAATGAATCGATTGTTACCATATAATATTCACGATACCCTTTGAATAGTTTATCCCAAACCAATCCATTGAATAAAGTAAAAAATGTTATAAATATAATAAAATATTTTTTCATAGTTTCCACTCCTTTATAGTAATAACTATTTAGTTCCTATCTTTTTCTGTATGAAGTCTACCATTTGTTCCGCTACATTTATCTTAGTGTATTTTTCCATACCTTTGAAACCTGGTGCTGAATTTACTTCACATATTACGTAACTTCCATTACTGAATAATAAGTCAACACCCGCTATATCCAAATCTAATAATCTTGCACACTCACCACCAATCCACTCAATGTCTTCATCAATCTGATAAGGAATTGCTTCTCCACCTCGTGTGATGTTTGCTCTAAAATCTCCATCAATGGATTGTCGCATCATACAACCAACTACTTTACCATTGACTACTAATACTCTTAAATCTTTTCCTAATGAATCCTCTATACACTCTTGTATAATAATGTTGTATCTGGCATTAGATAGTTCTGCCATTTTCATCAGTTGTCTAAATTGTTTTCTGTCCTCAACCATAAAAACTCCACTACCATAACTACCACTTAAAGTTTTTACAATCATTGGATACTTAATATTTTTCTCTACCAACTGAACATTAATTGGATGCTTTACCAACATAGTCTTTGGAACGGGTAAAGATGACTGACCTAATATTTGTTGTGAATATAATTTGTCTTTAACATTATCAATAGCATCACTTCCATTAATCATTGTAACACCCAATTGTTCCATATGTCTGATGATTGCTTTGATAAAGTATGTGGTTCCACTACCTGTTCTCGGTAATACAAAGTCAGGTAATTTTCTTGGTTCACCACTAACGATAATAGATTTTCTGTCATCTCTATCTACAAAGATATCTACATCTTGTGGATTAACCACACGAACTTTAATATCTTGTTTTTCAAATTCTTCCACAAGTCTTTTGACTTCGTGGTTTTCACCTAATGCCTTTTTATGTATTATCCAGCCGTTCAATCCATTTCCTCTTCTTGATATTGGTCAAATGGATTTTCATATTCCAATTCCATTTCGATAGTATTTAGTAATTCTTGAACTATTGTCCAATCTTCTTTTTGAATTGCTTCTTCTAATTTCTCTAAAACTTCTTTTAATGTTATTCCGTTCATTTTATAAACTCCTTTATCGATAATTCTTTGTGTTTTGCTTCTACCATAATATCTACTTTATTACCATAGGTATTTGGTAATTCTTTAATCAAGTCTGAATGTGCTTGCGGTCTGATTGATTCATCTAACTGATGTTCTGCTTTTGATTCTGAATAATGAACCACCGGAACAATGTCATCTGGCCAGGTTGATATTGCCAGTTCTAACGCTTCTTGTTCCGATAAACCACCATCGCAAAATCTGTGGTGATGATAATCAAACACAATAGGGATATTAATTCGTTTGTATATTCCATCGTATAACTCCTTTACTGAATACATTGATGCCTTGTCGTCGTTCTCGACGGTAAGTCTTGTCTGAACTGACTCTGGTAGTCGTTCAAAGTTTTTACAAAATCTGTCTAATGCAGATTGTTTATCTCCATATACACCATTACAATGTATATTTAGTTTGTTGTATGGTGTTCTTGATAAACCCATCATATCAAATATTTGTCCGTGGATAGTCAAATCTGTGATTGTGTTCTGAACTACATCTTCGTTCGGTGATACCAATACATTAAACGGACCTGGGTGAGATGTAATTCTATGACCATACTCTTTTGCTTTTAGTCCAGCGTTCTCTAACCACATTTTTATAAAGTCAATGTGTGGAACACTATCCCAATCTTGATAATACTCAGATGCCCAAGGAAACATTTCTGATGATAGACGAAAGAACTTAATGTTGTTTTGTTCGTTCCAATCGATAATTTTATTTAAGTCAACAACATTTTGTATAATCAACTCAGACGCATAGTCCACACCCTTATCGTTAAATGTTTTTTTAATCATTGAACGATTAGTTGTAATTCTATCTTCACCTTTACGGGCGTTGAGTTCCATATTGATACAAGCATAACCTAAATTCATAATTCTAATATAACCTTTTTTTGTTTAGTTGTCAAGTCTTTTTTTTATAACATCTTGTTGATGTTGTTCTGGCGAGATGTAAACACCTTTTCCGTAATCATTCAATAAAGACTTTTCTAATTTAAGTCTTTCCTTATATTCTACAAAGGTTTCTCCGTCTAATCGTTTATCACCCTTCATCAATTTACCTATCTCTAATCTTTTTCTCATCATTTTTCAACATCTCCCATTAAGAATTTCTTCTGTTTATCTAAATCTTTTTTTAATTGTCTTTGAGCTTTTAACTTCTCTTTATGACGAGCAACCAAGATTTCATCTTTGGTTTTTCTTTTCACTTTCTTTTTTGGTTTAACCTTAGTTGGTTTTAATGTTCCTTTTAACTTCGGTTGTTCCTTACCTTTGTGAAATACATTACCATCTTTATCAACAAACTCATTCATAAAATGCCATCCTGCTGGACGACCTGTTGGTTTATATTGTTTGGTCTTGTTCTCAAAATCCTCTGGAAACATTTTATACATTCTTGATTGTAGTGCTTTATCACTTACCACATATTTTATATTAGTGCTTACATTACGAACTGGTTCGCCTGTATATTTACAATCCATATGCGGAACACCATCAATGTAATAACCACCATTATCTTCAAACTTACTCATATAACTCCTATGCTTGCGCTATTGAACCAGAATACATTGCTCGTTCAACAACCTTTTCTTCAATTGTTTTATCTATAAATTCTTTTACTTCTTCACGAAACGCTTTTTCAGCTTTCATATCATCTTCGATTAAATCCTCGACAAGTCTTCCAACCATTACTAATGTATCTTCATCATTGTTTTCTCGTAACTTATCTTCTATCTTTTCTAATCTTCTAACTAACTCTCGTATATTCATACTTGTCCTTTTTGTTTGAGTGGTGGGTCGGACTCGAACCGACGAGTAATGGATTTGCAATCCACCCCATTAACCAACTCTGGCACCACCACGGCCTTGATGATGTTGCCTGTTTTCTTGTATTTCTTTAATATGTTTACAAGTTTTGTTTCCTCGTTTAAATTTATAAGCTGGACAACTACATTCCCATTCTAAAGTCATAGGGTGAAATCTAATGTCGTAAGTCTTATCTTCTACACGATAATGTTGCCAACCCCTATCATCTTGATAGGTTCCACCAAATACTTGCATAGCATATTCTATATTATTCATACCACTAATATACAACATTATATTAGTGATGTCAAGCTTTTTTTTTATTTTTCTTTAATTCTGTTAATTAACTTCTTAATTCTCATCTCTCTAAACCACACTTTATCCTCTGAATGACCTGGATTACAAGCCGTTCGATACAACCTTTTTTGTAATTGGTGTACCTTTGCAAACAATTTATACTTATATTCGAACTTCTTACTCATAGTATTCTCCTGTTTCATATCTGTGAGTGTTTTAATTAAATATCCTATCATTTAATTCTTACCCCACCTCTTGCTGTTGGTTGTGGATTCAATATTTGTGGATTTGGATTATTATCATCACTTGGTTCTATGTTATCATAATGTAATCCGTCATTTCCATTTTGACCAATGATATCCATTCGTTCATCATCTTCTTCAATCATTTCTTCTTCAACTGAAAAATCTTCATCATCCTCTACGATTGGTGTTGCATAATCATCATCACCATATGGATTTGGATTATTTGCAGAAGCACTTTCAATGTTGATGCTCCCACCCGCCGGAACATTATCTTCTTTTCTTGTAGTTCTATCTATTAGTGCTTGGTTATATGCTATGACTAACATAACTGCTAATGGGTCAAACACAAAGATAAGAATAAAGATAAAGAACTTAACAACAGTATCGATATCTGTTCCAAAGGTTCTTGCCAGATAAATTGCTGGCCCAACATCAACACCTGTTGATACTAATTGTATTTCTAAATCTGCTCTTGTCTTTTTGTAATTCAAGATTTCTTCATTGACTGATAGTATCTGTGGATTATAATCCTCTCTTAGTTTTCGTTTAGCAGTAATATAGTTATCTGGTAATTCAGATATAGCAACTGATAGTTCTTCTTTTAAAAAAATCTTATCATCTTCTAATTGTTCTATTCGTTCTTCAACTGCTATGAGTTCCGTAGATTGTTTTTCAAATTCTAATGTAGCACCTTGATATGCATTTGATAAATATCCAAAGATACCTGCTGATGTAATGAATACCAATACAATGGTTGCTATGGTCATATAGACTTTTTGAAACCAATTAATCATATTCCAATAACGATATAAAAATGATGCCGTAACTAATTTACCGAGTTCTAATGAACCTGCCATTATCACTACTGATAAGAAAGCACCACTAAATAGTTTTGCTAATCCATATACTGAAAATGCTGCTGCACTACCTGCAATTAGTAATGCCGATAATCCAATCCAATATATAAAGTATTTTGAGTTTTCCATAATTCTTTTCTCCACCTTTAATATAAATAGAGAACAAACGCACTAATCTGTCGTTTATTTCAAGTTCTTCCGACTTTCTGCTATATCAAAAAATCTCAATCTGTATCTACTACTTTCGAGTCTACAACCTCGCCTAACTTGTAGTGTGATACTCTATGTCCTTTTAGTTAGGACTTTTGTTTGGTCGCTCATCCAAACCTTTCACTCATTTCCGTTAAAATTAAACCCAAGAAGTTTTGGGAATAAAAACTCTACGATGTCAATTCTCGGTTTTCGTTTTTTTGTCTGTCTCTGAATTTTGAATTTCTATATATTCTGCGTCAATAAGTTTCATACAAGCATAATAATACTCGTTGTTCTTAAGCACAGTGTCGGCTAAGCCCCACATAATCTTAATGTCTTCTGGTGTATACTTTTGATTTTCAACCGACACTCTACCTAATACATAAAACCTATCATCATTGATAGTAATAAGTTTATCTTTTAACTTATCCAATCTTTACTGATGTTTTCTTTGGTTTTACTTGTTCTACTTTAGGAATCTCTACTGAGAGTAGTCCGTCTTTAAATGAAGCTTTAATCTTGTCTCCATTTAATTGTTCACCAAGTTCAAACTGACGCTTGAATGATGAGCCCTTAAGTTCTCGTCTAAGAACCTTTGCACCCTTATCATCAAACAATCCGTGTTTGTCGCCCGATATAATTAAGATACCATCTTCTACTTCTATCTTCAAGTCTTTTTTATCCAAACCTGGTATTTCTGCTATGATACCAACTTTCTTGTCGTATTCATAAACATTTACCTTTGGATATGCTGTTCCTGAAAATGGTTTGACACCAACTTGTTTTTCAATTTCTGGAAATTGAGTGTTGATTATTTGGTCAAACATTCTGTCAAATGGTGTTAGAAATTCGTCCCTATCGATTGCAGGGAACCTGTGATTGTATATTACTTTAGTCATTGTTTTTCTCCTATTGTTGTTAACTATTGTAGTCTAACTGATAACCTCTCTTGAGCGTTATCATATATAAATATAATGTTTATGACAAAAACACTATATTTTTTTTAACATTTTTTGTGGCACAAACCATATCTTACCCATATTATCTTTTACCCTAATATGACCTTCGAGTGTAGAGTTATTGTCTTCTTTGACAATTTCCTCTTTATAGAGTGTGCCATCTGTGGTATAGTAATCCACGACAACTTTATATTTCATACTATACCTACTTCTTTGCTTTTTTTTCAGCAGGTAGTTTAAGTGGTTTGTGATAAATGTCAATTCGTTTTTTTAATCGAGTAACATCTTCATATCCTACAACTCTCTCTACAAGAACTCCGTCTTCATAGATAGCAGTCGTTGGAACTCCACGAACTTCTGCGGATTCAGCTATTGTGGGTTGCTCGTCAATATCAATGAATTCAACCGGATAACCAGCTTTAACTAATCTATCCATTTGTGGTTTCATTTGTTTGCAAGGGCCACACCACTCTGCGTTAAAGAATTTAACATTTACCATATTAAGCTCCTATTTCAAATCCAAGATTTAAAACCATAAATCTGAACTTGTTGTTTTTCAAATTAAGATGTAAAAGTGTAATCTTTCCCAAACGAACTTCGATGTTCCATTGAGCTTTTTTACGACTCTTCCAACTATTAATGTAATTAAACATATTATTTAATCTCCTATTTTATTAACCATTAAAGACTTTTTTAGTCCCACCATCATATTCATATGCGTGACCTTCTTCCATTAAGATATCATTTACTGATACCCATCCGTCAGAACTTAAGTCTATTTTACTTTCTGGATTTGATATACATTCTTGTATATGGTCTCCAACGAAATCTGGTGCTACAAAAATCTCACCCAATACTCTTCCGTATTTACCTGTTCCAAAGCTTCTTAATTTAAAAATACCTTGTTCAAGTAATTCATTATTTCTTGCTTTCGCAAGTAAACCTTTTGCCTTTTCTTCTAAATCTCTTGTTCTTGATTCCCAAGTATCGAGTCCCATATATCTAACTCTTGCTTTCCATTTAACTTTAAATCCTAAATCAATCCAACAATCGATTGTATCTCCGTCTACAACTTTAATCAGTTCGCATTCATACTCCCTGAAATCCATTTTTTTTGCCATTGCTTTTCTCCATTAAAAACAACGAATTCCTAAATCTACACAAATGTATTTTATCTTATCAAATTGAGAAGTATATTTGCCTGTGTCTAAACACTCTTGTATGTTATGAATTTCAGAATTCGTCAGTCTGCTAACATATACCTCTCCATTATAAGTATAAGTATTGGCATTTTTATTAGCCATTTGGATTAGTGTGAACATAAGTTCTTTTAGTCTTATGAACGCTGGATAAGTTCCTACTGCGAACCTCGAATGTTCTGATATAAGAATATATTTTTCATAAGGTGTTGGTGTAGCCATAACTATTTCTCCTTTGGAAATTTAATTTCCATTTGTTTACTTTTATCTTTATCTAAATACTCATTGTATGCATTCTCGTGTTCGAGCTCACACTTTAAATGATTAGTTCCATTACCTAAGTAATCGTAATCAACTTCGTGTGTGTGTTCATCACAAATTTCACAAGTCCAATGGTCTAAATATTCTTTTGTTAGTGGTTCTTCTTTTCCGTCCCAACCTTTCCACATTTTAATATTAAGTGGATTGTCCACTGCCTTTTGAACTTCTTTGACATTTGTATATTGAGTCGCTCTATCCAATACAGCGGCAATCTCAACTGACAAGACATCTATTCTATTTTTATCAAGTGTGCGGTTTTTGTGTCTATTCAAAACACCACCGACTACACCTTGCACGAAAAATTCGTCCATAATCGTTTCTCCATATTTCCTTTATTAATTAATGGTAGTGGGGCGAAAGGAAATAACTCCCCACCACCTGAGTAGGATTAACCTACTCTAAAAGTTATCTGAATCATACTCATCATCTAACTCATCCTCATTGAACAAGTCTTCATCAGAGCCATCATTGATATACTTCTGAACTAATTGTTTCACATAAGTTCTCTCAGAATCAACACCGCCGTCATTACTGAACTGCGGATAGACACTAACTTGAGCTGCTTCGTCAAGACCAAAACCATCAAACAATAGTCCAGCCATTTCAACCGAAGTTCTCGTAGAGATAGCGGAATCAATTTTGCCAGTCTCTGAAGAAGATTCTATTCTCGTAGTGTTAGCTATGTTAGCAACAGCGTTCAATGAATCCACATCAACATGCGGAAACATATATTGAAGAAGTTCTAACTCTTGAGTATTATCAAGAACATCCATTTCTACAATTGTGAATCTGTCCATTAAGGCCTTATCCATAACTCTTGTAGAAGTGTATTCATTACCAATGTTAGCAGTGGCTACAAATGTAACACCTTCAGCGACATTGATAGTTTCTTGACCAGAAGCCTCGTCAAGTCTGAGATATCTTTGACCTTGGTCAAGGACTGTCATCAGAATATTCCAAGCGTCTGGATGGGCTCTTGACAACTCATCAAGAAGAATCACAGCGTTCGGTGTCTGAATCGCTTTAACAAATAAAGACTCAGAGAAATAAGTTCCCTGCTTTTTGTCAAAGTGAACATTACCAATCAATGTGGCTCTTGGGTCTTGAGTTCCACCCATATTGAAATAGAAGTCAGGTCTATCTAAGGCATTTACCAAAGACTTAGCTGCCATTGTTTTACCACATCCGGCAGGACCTGTCATCAATATGTTCTTACCTCTTACGGCAGAACGGATTAGATATTTCCACTTTAACTCATTCATCATCAAACCTTGTGGTTTTAGAGAATAAGAATTGTGGATAAAATTCAAGACTTCATCGTGTTCCGCTGGAACATCAACCGAAGAAGTCGGCACTACTGGTCTCGTAGTTGCTTCATACATATCCATTGGAACTGCCCACCAATAATTCTTACCAGATTTATTGACACGCTGTTCTAACGCCATATTGTTATTGAAGGCTTTCTTACGAGCGCCAGTCGTAATTTGAGAAGTATACTTTTGACCATCAGCGTCAAAGGCATTGAATCTGTTACCAGATTTCTCTACTCTTACAACTATATTATTCATAACTTTTTCCTTTTCGTTATTTTCGTTTCTCATCATATACCTAAATATACGAATAAATTATTATTAAAGTCAAGCTTTTTTTTCATTTTTTTCAATTTAATTTTTTTCCAAGAATAAGTTGTTCATTGTCTTGGCTAATGATGTTACACTTGTTACATCAATGAACTGAGCGTCTTTACCATACATTGTTTTGAAGTCACCCATATTTCTATCTGATTCATAACTATCACCAATAAAGTAACTCATTACTGAAATACCTTTTTTGACAATTTCTTTAACTTGTTTTCTTGTATGTTGTAGAGCTGAATCACCATAGTATTCAAATCCTTCATCACTAAACATTGGTTGTCCGTCAGAGAAGTTTAAGAAATAAGAATCTCTGTTGTTAGTCCCACCAACAAAATCTTTCATAATAGCTTCGAAACATAATCCTTCAGGAGTAGTTCCGCCAGGATGAAGTGCAGGCCACAATCTTTCAATCTTTTTAAACTTGTCAACTCTTGAATCAAATCCAATAGCAACCATTGGTCGTCCAGCATATCTTGAACCACCATAGTGAGTAGTTCTGAAAGATACAACTACATCTAATCCACTAACCATTGAAGCTGCTTTACAAATAGCAACCACGGCGGTCATAGTGTTTATCCATTTGTCACCACCCATACTACCACTAGCGTCAACACTAATGTGAAGAATAGCATCATTGTATTGTTCTACGAAAGTCGTAGAGAAAACTCTTGAGTTATCAAAACCTAACTCAGCAATTAATCTTTTGTCAATTCTACCACTATCTAATCTTGAATTCTTTAGAGTTCTTGATTCAGAACGAACTTGTAATTTTTTACCTAACATAGTTCCAAGTTTTTTACCAGCGACAATAGAAGGTTGAGTTCTACCACCATAGTAACCACCATCAGTAAGTAAACTTGGAAACACATTATCATCAATCATTTGTTGAGTAATCTTTTTAACAAACAAACATTGTGTAACACTTTTGTAATTTGAACTTGCCTGTCTCCAAGAAGATTGTTCAACATCACCACCAACGGCTTTGTTCTCAACACCAGACTCTTCCATAGTCTTAACAATAGAAGCGTCTTTCTTAGTTAGTCTACCAACTTTCTTCTGTTCGCCAGACATAAAATCTTTTTGTCTCTGAAGAGCGTTATTCAAAGTCTTAGCTTGTTGTTCTGTTAAGTCTGAATACTCATTAGAGTCAGTTGTTTTTTCAATAGTGTTTAATTCTTTTCTTACTTCAGACCAATCAGTATTATTAATCTTGTCCATAGTATCTTGGTATCCGTGATAGTCACCATTTTTTAATTGTTCAGCTGCTTGTGACATCATTTCTTTTTTAGACATTGGTTTACCTTGACCACTACCTTGACCAGCGTCATTACCATTACCACCTGAAGCGACTTCTTCCATATCAGAAGTATCAATTGGTTTAACATTATTGTAAACCATTTGTAAACAATCACAAGCGACATTGAACGCTCCGTTCATATCATCAAGGTGTTTGACCGAACTAAATACTCTTTTGTAAATCTTTCTCAAATCAGGTAAAGCATTCAAGTCAGAATGCTCATTAGTAAAGTTGATAATACGATTCATATAATTATCAAGTGTTGGTTCATCACCGAAAGTATTATTCTTCAAAGCTTTTGTAATAGCTGGTGAATGGAAATACTTATTATACATAGCGTGATAATAACCCTTGTAGCCAGGTGAAGAAGTAAAGACATAATAGTCAATACGCCTGTCTTCTACATAGTTCAACATATTTTTAAGATGACCGACAACTTCGTTCTCAGAAAAACCTAAGTCTTCACCAACCATAATTAATTCTCGTGGTGTGTTTTGTCTTAGTTGTCTTAAGAAGTTAAAGTCAGATAATAAAATGTGTGAGCCTTCGTGTAAGGCAAGACCAACAACGTGGTCGAAATTCTTTTCTTCAATCTTAGAACCAATCGTTACGGTTTTTCCGTCAGTATAAGAATCACCATTTTGTTGGTATCTTACTTTGATGTCAGAACGATTAGTTACGATGTTGACAAAGTTTGCAATAGCTCTACGATATCCAGCTAATGCGACATAATCTACTTTTGGTTTTACGAAATCATCATCAACAACACCATTGTTGACTTGAATATCGTTCCAAAAGTTAGTATAGTTTCCGTAATTCATATCTAATATTACACAATTCCTTGCTTAATGTCAAGCTTTTTTTTAATTATTTTATTTAGTGTTTTTCTCATTTATACCTAAATATACGGAATAATTGCAATACGAGTCAAGCTTTTTTTTTATTTTTTTTCGTAACCCATAACTTCCATAGCTTTGAGTATCCCATTAATTATATCTTCAACATTGTTAGGCATAATCGATATACCTTTCTTGGTTGGTTTATATTCACCAGAGTTCTTATCCATATAATAAATACGAACATCTATAAACTTGTATCCTTCATATTCTTTTTCATATATACGATATACTTCTGATGAGTTCTTTTTAATTTGTGTTATTAAGTTTTCCATTATAATCCTTTGTAAAAAATTAGTTTCTTATTTTCGCCTGTCGGTTTGACAAATAATTCTTTTAGTTCTTCTTTATTATGCCACTTCATACTCGAAGACTTGTGTTCAGGTAATCCTGCAGTCTCTCCAATCATTTTCCAATTGTCTGCTTTGTAAACCGCACCATTGTTATCTCCACCCACGAATGTTAATAAATGTTTTAAATCATCACCATACTTTTTATACCAAGCAGACTTACAATGTTGTCTAACTTGTTTTAGTATTTGAGTTCCTGCATTTTTAATCGTGTGTGGTTTCATACAAAATCTCCAATTGTTTGCGAACTCATTAAAGACATCTTTATATTCATATTTAGATAAACCTACTTGTGTTAACAAATCTTTTGGTGGTGGATATACTGATGAACCAATACCAACCATTCCAATTGGTTGTGGTATATTGAATTGATTAACAACTGAATCATCAAAGATTAACCAATCTATTCTACGACCAACTGATACTGCACTTGGAACATAAGAGTGATACTCTTCGATAATAAACTGAACTAATTGTTTTTGATTATCGGTATGAACTTCTTCTAAGTATATCATTGATTGACCTTTATCTTTATTACTTCTACATTTTTTATATCTTGTACTTTAGGATATGTTAATGCAGGATACTTCAATCCTTCTTTTGCTTTTTTGATTTCTGTTTTATTACCTAAGAAATAAACATATCTATGTTTTCTTAATTCTTTCTTTACCCAAAAATCTTTAGGCACTAAGTTACGAAGTTTCTCAATGTTGTTAGTTCCGTAATACGGGAAGATTGTTCTTCCGTGTTGCCACTCACCTTCTTCTTCCCACTTATATAACCAACTATCATTAGGTCTAATCTTATTACCTTGATAAATCCAATTAGTTGCCTGATAAATAGTTCCGACGTGTCCGGCTTGCGGGTCGGCATATGATATTAATGCCTTGATATGTGGTTGGTTTTCTTTTAACCATTTGAATCCTTGACCGATTAAATATGATTCTATATTACTACCATAACCATCGTGTATAAATAACCTTACTAACTCATACACATTTTCTCTTGGTATCTCAGTTGATATAGAAGCGCCTGAGTGTCTACCGATTGGGTCACCATAACATATAACACCAATTAGTTTCTCGTCTTCCATATCAAAGAACTTATGTTGTGTTCCATCTGAATAATATAATCCTAATGCCACACTACACTTAGTCCACTTTTGTGAGTAATGATTTTTTACAATCATATCTCTTGCTAACTTCCTATCTATTTCTCTGATAGATAGTTTGGTTGTGTCTAAGTATTTACTCATCTACTACATTTGTAAATTGTATTAAAATAATTGCTACGGCTAATAGTATACATATAATAGTTTTAAGTGTTGGAACTTCTCTTAGTGTTAAGTATGACATAATACCAAACACAATTGTTCCTACTCCGAATCCTATCATACGCATATTCCAAGTGAAACCAAAGTGTTCATATGAAAGTTTAGTCGCATACCAAAACAACATACCAACTGGATATCCAATCATTGATGTTGTCCAAGGATTATGCCAATACCATTCTTTCAAAAAGAACTGACCATTTAATTGATAGTATGCAATAACATTAGCTATAAGCAAACATACTATACTATAATACAATAACAATTAAATTTCCTCTCCATATAAAGAGAACTTCTTAATTGGTTCTGGCTTTGCTTTTCCGTCTTCTACGTGAACTTCACCTTTCTTAGCATCCATATAAAACTCTCCCATACCTGTTTGCATAAAGATAGCATTTAATACTTCCGTTAATGATGAATAAATTTTATCATCATCACCATCTACTATACTCCACCTATCACCAGGTGGAACTCTTGTTGCTTTTAGTTCTTTCATTTCTTTTCCTCACAATCGCATTTGTCGACCCAACACAATGTGTTATCGTCCCAACGCTTTTGATGTGTTAATTGCCAATCAATTCCCATAAATCTCATATCATACATTCTTTGTTTATGTTCTTCAATGAGTTTTTTATCTCGTTTTGACATTGTTCCTCTTTCTTTTATTCTGGTTCAGAATCAAAGTTTTCTTCTGCACCATTGTGAACTGAATATCCTTGTTCTTCTTGTAACAATTCTTTTTCAGATTTTGGTTGACTTGTAAAATGTTTATCTAACGCATTTATTTTACCTTGCGCATCTTCTAACATATCAAGATACTTATCTACTTCTGCTAATAAGTCTGGATGTTCTCCGATTGCTACTGCATTAGTAAAGTATATTTCAAGTGTTGCGATTGCTTCAACTATCTGTGCTTGATACCTTGCTTTAGCTGCTTGGAATAATCCGTTTTTTGTTCCTATCATTTTATTTACTCCATTTCTTATAGTTTACTTTCTTCTTTCCTTTTAGATGTACTTCAGAGTTAGTTTTCTTTCTATGACAACTCTTACATAATGTTTGTAAGTTATCTAAAGAATAATAACTCCAATCTAAATCTTTTTCTTTAACATGCTTCTGTTCCACCAATGGTCTGATGTGGTCTGCATGCCAAGTTCTATTTTCACAACCACAATGATTACATTTACCTTTGTCACGATTCCACAATTGTGCTCGTTGTTCACCACTATGGTATATTAATAAATATTCAGTAGCACAATCTTCGTGCCAAGTTTTTCTTGTGTTGATAGTTCCGTCTTCATTTAGTATTGTGTTTCCACACCAACGACAACTACCTTTTGTTTCTACATAATAACTATCTGGTTTAGGTGGTAAACGAAAGTTTCCGTCCCACTTTTCTTTTTTCTTCTTATTAAATGTTTTCTTATGTCGTGAACTCCATCTACTTAAAGGCATTTAATGCTTGTTTCCTTTCTTTTCTATTCATCACGTGAATGGAAGTTAAAAAGTTTGTTAGTTCAGTTCTTGTCATAAGATTGATTTTGTTTTGTTTGTATAACTTTTTTACATGCTGTATAGTCTTTGTATAACCATACTTAATATAAGTATCCTTACAACCTACGAAACAATCAGAAAAAGTTTGATGATTGTAATAAACCTTTTGTTGTGGTTTAGGTTCTACCTTTGGTTTAGGTTCTGGCATTTTCCACTCTCGTGCCTGTGGTGCATTAATCTTACCACCAACCTTAACTGCTCGTCTATCTAATCTTTGTAAATCTTTCTTAATTGAACTTGATACTGGCTGAACGAATGCGCCAGTCTTGTGTGGATACACAACATGCGCTGAATATGGTTCTACTTCTGAACAACTTACACATTCACGATAACCAAGATGAACTCTCTCATCTGGCATAGTGGCATCACACTTTACACAATTCTGAATCATACTTTAAATATACGAAATAATTTATCGTTTGTCAAGTATTATTTTTCCTCGATAACTGCTATAACATCCTTTTCAGCCATAAGTATAAATTCTTCACCATTGTGAATAACTTCTGTGCCACCGAATTTAGTATACAGAATTGTTTCTCCAACTTCTATTTGCATTGGCATTACTTCACCAGACATCATATTTCTTGAACCTGGTCCAACTGCTATTACTTCACCGATTGCAGTTTGTCCTTGTTCATTTACTGTATCTGGTAATATAATACCACTTGCAGTTTGTTCTTCTCTTGCTGGCTTTTGAACAACTATTCTTGCGTCTACTGGTCTTAACATTATTTTCTCCTTATTTAAAAATGTGCGTCTTCTACTTCAAAGCAAGTTAGTCCTAAGTCTCTCCACATATCAACAACTTTCTTCCTATCATCAAATACACAAAAGACATTGTCTTTGTTTATAAAAGTATCTAACATTACTTTCTTTAATTTATCATCTGGCATAAATCTCATAGCCGGTGTAGCAGGATTACCATCTGCTATTGGCCAAGATTCATCCTTAAACTTATCTGGTCTTAATACTAACAAGTCATATGGTATGTCGTGTTTGTCTAACCACTTTTTAGTATTGTGATAACTCCTATCATTCCTACCACTAAATATTACAATCTTATATCCTTGTTGTTTAAACATTTGTGCACATTTAATAACTGGTGGATTAGGTTTGTCTAATTGAATATTACCAGGTTTAAAAAAGATATCCCAATCTAATTTACCATTTGGTTTAGTTGCTAACTTTCTTCTATAATCTATATTAGCGAGAGTTCCATCTAAATCAAATATCACTACATTTTTTTGTTTAATTGCTATCATAACCTTTCCTTATTTGTTGAGCTTCGAATTGGACTCGAACCAACGACCTGCTGATTACAAATCAGCTGCTCTACCAACTGAGCTATCGAAGCGTTTGTAGCCCGTAGGGTAATCGAAACCCTGTTGCGTGGATGAAAACCACGAGTCCTAACCACTAGACGAACGGGCCAATCCATTTAGTTTAACCTCTTACATCTCGGTAAACTAAGTATAGTACACCGGCAAATGTCAAAAGATGTGCATAAAACATAATATCCATTATAACCTCCGTTTTTTGTTTATATAACTTTGTGGAGCTGACAGGAATCGAACCTGCGACCTACGCAGTGCAAGTGCGTTGCTCTCCCAACTGAGCTACAGCCCCATATATTTATACCCTTAATATACAACATTAATAATTAGTTGTCAAGCTTTTTTTTAACATATTTTCTTTCTTCAATAATTAACTCACTATTAATGTCAATAGCATAATGTTTTTTGTTGTCTTTCATTACTTTAGTATAGCCAGTATAATTATATAATCTAAATGGTCTTGTATCGTTTCCATATCCATTTGTTATTCTTAAATAATTGTAGTGTCTATTTTTTATTCGTTTGTCCCAATACTCACCACACTCTCTATACTCTATGGTTTTATCACCACTAATGATTCTATCCCATACTTCTTTTACAACTATCAGATATAATGTATCATTCTTCACAACAACCATCGCCACAACAATCATCTTCGTATGGTAATACTACATTAGGTTCTTTTACATCAATCAGTTCCCAAGTTAATGGTTGACGATTTCTTTGATACTGACTCATTGACCAAGCCAAGTCATCAGTCTTTAATGTGATTACTTCTGAGTCTTCACTTCCGTGATATGTTATTTCTATAAGGTATTCTTGTCTTTCCATATTGTCCCATTTCATTCATCTTCCTCTAATACTGCTCTACCAACCATATGCTCCCAATCTCTATCCTCTCGAACTTGATTGTTTACATCTTCTACTGCTTCTAATAATCCGTATGTATCGAACTGATTAATGATAGCAGATAAATCTTTTGGAAAACAATGTCCACCAAATCCAAAGTCTCCGTCAGGACCTGGCACTGCCCAATGTGATTTACCTAGCCTCTCATCATAAATAGCATACTCAACTACTTTGTCATAGTCGATACCTATTTGTTCACATACCGAATACATCTCATTAGCAAACGATACCTTAGTTGCTAAAAATGTGTTGGTAAAATACTTAACCATTTCTGCGTGTTTAGCACCTGTCTTGACAATAGTGGCTTTTGGAAACACCTTAGAATATACTTGTCTAAGTTTGTTTGTTCCTTTTCTATCACCACCTAAAATAATACGACTTTGATTCTTAAAGTCATCCAAGAAGTTCTCTTCAGTTAAGAACTCTGGATTAAATATCACGGTAGAGTGTGTATACTCTTCGTTAATCCTATCAGTAGTGCCTGGTGGAATCGTTGACTTAATCACTATAATGTGGTCATCAGCTGTTTCGTTAATCTCACGAATAACTTCTTCTACAATACCTGTATAACAAGTTCCGTCTTTTCTCATTGGTGTCGGAACACATACAAATATAACTTTTGCTTCTTCTACCAAATCTGATATCTTACTATGTGTTGATTTTGCTAAATCAAACTTATCATAAGTAAGAACATTGTAGTGGTCTTCAAAACCAAGTTTAATTGCAGTCCCAACATATCCTTGTCCTATAATTCCTATTTTCATCTGTATACTTTAACTCCATATTTTTTTGTAAATTCTTCTACATCATTTTCGTCATTGACGATTGGTTGTCCTTTAATGTTTAGACTTGTGTTCAATATCATTGGACAACCTGTCTCTTTGTAAAACTCTTTGATTAATTTATAGTAGCCAGGATTATCTTCCTTACTTACGGTTTGAACTCTTGATGTATTATCTATGTGACATATCGCTGGATATTTATCAGGATACTTACACTTTGCAACATACTGCATAAACTGAGACTTCTTGGTTGGCATATCGAATATCTCGTGAGCGTGTTCTTCCAATACACTTGGTGCAAATGGTCTGAACTCTTGTCTATTCTTAATCTTGTTCATCTTTTGTTTGATGTCTTTACCTCGTGGGTCTGCTAACAATGAACGATTACCGAGTGCTCTCGGCCCGAACTCTGCCCTACCATTAGCGACACCCACAAGATTTCCTTTTAATAATTCTTTTAATACTGGCTTAACGGGATACTTTCCTTTGATATCATAACCTAAAAAAGCACTATCGAAATCAATGTGTTGTCCACCTACATATGCAGCACAACCTAATGACGAACCTGCGTCGCCGGGATTTGGTAGTATCCATAGATTAGGATTCTCTTGAACAACTATTGAGTTAGCAACACAATTCAAGGCAACTCCACCACTATAACAAACATTAGTAGTTTCAGGAACTAATGTAGGTAGTTTAGCAAATATCTTTTGTATCTCTTCCTCACATACTATCTGAACATTATGTGCTACATCAAACTTCCACTCTGATGTTCCTTCGTCTGGATGAAAATCACTATCCCAATCCATACAACCTTTATGTAGGTTTTGTTTTAGTAATTGTCTTAACTCATCTTGTAGTTCTTTACTTTCTCTACCCCAAGCTGCCATACCCATTAGGATGTATTCATCTTCTTGTGGTTTCAATCCTAATCGTTGGGTCATAGCTGAATACCATAGACCTAATGAATTAGGATAAGTTTGACTCCATCTCTTTTCTAACTTGTTTCCTTTGGCATACCAAATACTAATTGTATCCCACTCTCCAATCGCATCAATAACTACAACTGCACTTTCATCATATGGTGAAGTAAAGTAAGTAGAACTTGCGTGTGATAAGTGATGGTCTACATATTGGTCTATTCTTGGTTGTGAACCTTCAACAACACTTAATATTTCTGTTAAGTGGTTGAGTGGTAAATTCTTTTTTGTAAATACTTCTGAATATTGTCCTGCATATAATTGTCTTGACTTCTTTACATAAGGTCTTTCAAACCATACAACCTTTTTAGGAACTCCATAATCCCACATATCCATAAACATTTCTAAGTTTAAGTTTGGGTCATTCTTAATACCACTATATCTTTCTGCGTGTCCTGCCCATAGTATCTTACCATCCTCTATAAGTGTCATAGCGGCATCGTGGTTTAATGCGTTGATACCCAAGATTTTCATATCTCGTATTCAACTCCTATTTTCATTTTGTAAAATTCTATTCCTCTGAAGTTATTGTAGTCAAACAAATTAGTCAATGATAACTTATCACTAAACTTATATTTGAACTCTAAGTAATTTTCATAATCAATTCTATTATTTGCTACCGATGTTTTAGCAACATATCCGTCTAACATATATGTGAAACTCCATTTATCATCTATCTCTTTCCTATATTCATAACCAACTGATACTGAGTTCTTTGTTGTATCACCATAGTCAAAGCCAGTATAACCAACTGACAATCCTTTAAAGTAATCTGGCTTATATCTTAAATCTAATTTAGTATACTTTAGATTCCTTGATGCTTTGTTTACATATTGTGGTTTGAAATAAAAATCACCTGGCTCAGTCTTGAACCAATACTCATCATCAACATAGTTTAATCCGTCTTGTCGTTCCCATTGTCTATTAAGAAATATGTTCTTGTTCTTTACTCCAATGGATACTTCGTAATCTGGTGTATCTTGAAAGTTAATATCATTTGGTGTTCTCATTGATAAACTACCAAACAATGTTAATCCTATTAAAAAACTATTCATTTAAATCCTCCAACTCTTGTTGTAGTTCTGCTTTTAAAGCACTACGATTATACTTCTTTTTAACACTATGAACTTTTCTTGTCGGTATAGGATGAGTCTTCATAGTTTGTATCCTTCTAAACTTCTTTGGTTTTTGTTTCTTCACTTCTCATCTTCTCTCTAATCTTGGTAGCAGATATCTTACCTACATCCGTTGGTGGTATATGTTCAATAATATCATATCCAACACCTCTACCATAATTTACTGATTCGATATCAGGTATAATCATTACTTTGACTCTACCTAAATCTATAAGTCCTTTTAATTCTATTTGTAAGTTATCATATACTTCTTCGCAAGTATAAGGGTTATTCTTATCTGGCTCCATATCACGAATGCATACCAAAACATTCTTATTCTCTTTTAGTCTTTGGTCAATCAACCATTGATGACCATCGTGCCAAGGTTGCCATCTACCCACAAACATTGAGTATTTCATCAAACGACTCCTCTTCGGTTTTATCTGTATTTATATCGATAAAGTTTTCTAATGGTGGTTCATAGTTTTCAACGAAGTAATTCTCTCTACCTCGTGTTTCTGTGGTATGACAATAGAACTCTTTTACATCATACTCTGATTTGAACTTCTCTCGCATATCTCGATAAGGTGATACAAAAGAACATATTACGGTATATCCTTTATTATCCAATACCTTTGCCATATTCATAGCAAACTGAATATTTGCTTTCCTACCTTTTTCGGAATAGTCTTTATTATCCAATACATCTCGTGTATCATCACCATCTAAGTGTATAACTTCATCGGGTAATGTTAATGAATGGTGATATAGTTTTTGAGCTAATGTAGTCTTCCCACTACCTGGCTGACCTGTAAACCAATATATCATCTTGCGAAATCATCCTCGGTGTAATTGTTAGTAAAAGAACCCTCTCCGTGAGCCGCTTCCGCTCCCTCTAAAGTATGATAGTATTTAATGACCACACCAGGTATATCTTTCCTTAGTTTTTGTTTCTTAGGATTATAGGTTGGTAATTTAGTTCCACCTTGTGAATCAAATGGTGGTATATAATAGTATTTGTAATTCACTTGTTTAACTGATTGAGTATCTTCACACTTTCTTCTTATGGGTGCAACGATAGGTCGTTTCTGCATTCTTGGCATTATAGCTCCTTTGGTAAGTAATTGGTTTTATTTGTTTTGATATGTAACATCTGTGTTCGGTTCATTTGTTAATTGAGCGGTTAGTAGGAATTGAACCTACATCTTCTGACTGGTAGTCAAATATAATAACATTATACTATAACCGCAATAATATATATAATGGAAAAACCTGAAAATGTAATTTATTTTTGGAATCGTCGATTTTGTGGGTAAGCTCGGCAAAGTTAAAGCAAAGTTTACGACACTTTTAGGTTATCTTTTTCGGTGGGGGTAAAGTTAGCAAAGTAAGACGATTTTTGTAATTGTTTATGTGACTTATAGAA